AAGGCTCTGCAGAAAAAGTATGGAGAGCAATTACTGCTAATGAAACAGTTCAACCTGGTGCACAAATTTTAGCAAATACAAATGGCGGAGCATTTACTTTAACTTTACCTGCATCACCAACTGCAGGACAAGAAGTATCTGTTATTGACCAAGGATATGATTTTAATACAAATGCATTGACTGTTGGAAGAAATGCATCTAATATAGCAAACAGTGCAGCAGACTTAACAGTTAACACTCAAGGTGCTGGTTTCACATTAGTTTATTCTGGTGATGCAACAACTGGCTGGACGTATAAGGAGAAATAATAAATGGCAAACTACGAAGCAACTAGATACGATTTTGATGGAGCTAACCTTACAGGTATTGAAGGTATTCCAACAGCAACGATTGTGCCGTGGTCAGATTCTTCTGTACCAACAGGTTTCTTAGAATGTGATGGATCTGCAGTTTCAAGATCAACTTATGCAGATTTATTTGCGATCGTTGGTACAACTTACGGATCAGGTGATGGTTCAACAACTTTCAATGTACCAGACTTACAAGATAACGTAGCAGTTGGAAAATCAGGAACTAAAAACTTAGCTTCAACTGGTGGAGCAAATACAGTAACTTCAACTGGAAACGTTGGTGGTTCAACAGCAAATGCTACTTTATCAACAGCACAGTTAGCTTCCCACAGTCACGAAACGCCCTCTGGTCGAGATGGTGTAGGTAATTTTCCACGGATAAGTGGATTTAACCAAACTACAAATAGTACAAATAATACTGGTTCAGGCGGTGGACATTCTCATAATATGAGTGCAAACTTTTCAGGAGATGCAACTTCAGTTTTACAACCTTATTTAACAATAATTTATATTATTAAAACGTAGGAGAAATTATGGCAACAAACGCAAATTGGACAATAGTATTTGAAGACAAAATAATTATTAAAAATTATGCTGAAGGTGCTTCTGAAGGCATTGCATATACCATTAATGATAATACTTTTTGGAATCAATCTAAATTTTCAAATATTTGGGCTATTCAATATGGAAATTCAATTACTTCAGATGAAATAGAATATAGAGATGAAACTCCACATTCATCTTTTGCAGATGCAAATATTGGAGATATTAGTCAATTTTCTAATAAATGGGATGCAGCTCATTTAACTAAATTACAAGCTGATTGGGATGATAATAATGTTGAAGGTGAAACTGAAGCTGAAAAAGTTTCTAGATTAGGTGTGAGACCTACTTCGTACAGCTCTTAATTTTTTAGAATATTCAAAAGCATTATTATTTTCTACAATATTAAATATTAAACTGTATCTATTAAAATTTTCTTTAGATTCATCAAAACCATGTAATATTTCAGAAGGAAATATATAATAATCTCCTGGCTCAGGAGTTATTTTTAAATTTAATTCAGGAAGTATTAAATCACATCCTTTAGTTAAATAAAGAACACCATGTAAACAAGGGTGTTTGTGATAATCTAAACTATCTCCTTTTTTTATCTCATTACCCCAAGCATTTTGAATAGTTTTTTTTTCAAAAAAATGTCCAAATATATCAAAATGCGTTGTTTGATGTTTATTTATTAAAAAAGTTATAAAATTAATGAACTTAGACTTATCTAAAAAATAATTCCAATTAGTCATGTTCCCTTTTACATTAGTGTAATTTTCCATTTTAATATCTAAATTATTTTTTATATCTAATATAAAATTATGAATAATATCTGGATAAGGATAATTGCCAAATATAATATTTACATTTCTTACATAACTTACATTTAAACTATTTGAATTTTGATTTAATTTATTTTTTTTATTTAATTCACTAATCATCTTAATAACATCCATGATGTTAAAATATATTTTTCACCCGATAATGGTGGATTACCTCTATGTAAATATGGAAATCCTGCAGGCCAAATAACTATTCTTCCTGTTTTGGGTTTTGTTCTTTTTGAAAAATGTAAAAACTCTGTTTCCCCACCTTCTTCTACATCATTTAAATATATTGAAAAAACAAAAGCTCTAGGTTCGTTTTCAAAACCACTACCATGTTCAACATGCCAAACATGATATCCTTCAGTGGGTAGTGTTTTTTGAATTTTTAAACTAGTATAAAAGAAACTTTGTCCATAACCATCTTTAGCTCCAGTATTTTCACAATAATGATTCCACGCTAAATCAAAATTTAGCATCATAGGTTTTAAGGATTCCCACCACACATCAATATTATTTGATCCTGCAAAAAATTGTTGATCTTGTTTTTTTAATATAGATGCTTTTTCAAACCCTATTCTATTTAATGTGTTATTAAATTTATTTTGTTCTTCATACAATTGAATAGCTTTATTACATTCTTCTTTGGTAATGTAATTATCATATACACCTATAAAATTATTTATATTTACTGTCTTTTCATTCATATGTTAATATTATATTTAAAAGTTAATACCATTCTTAAATCATTAAAATTTCTTGCAGTGTCTCTTGCACAATGTTCAATTAAACCATCAAAAATTACAACTCTTCCTGGTTTTGGTATTATACTTTTTTGAATATCCAAACCATTATTATCATAAAAAACTGTTTCCCCTGCTAAACTTAAATTCCAATTATTATTTAAATAATACATTACTGTAATGCCTCCTTTTGTGTTTTCGCTATAATCTTTATGAGATTCATGAACAGTTCCATAAGGATTAGCACTAGCATAAACTTTTTCTAATTTTAATAGTTCAAAATATTTTAAATTTATTAAAATATTTTCAGTATTTTTTTTAAATTTTTTTTCAATATCATTTTTAAATTTTAAATCATATCTAAATTTTCTCCACTTTGTAAGATCTTTACCTGAACCTATAAATTTCCAAGGCACTAAATCTCTAAAATAAAAATAATTTTTTATTATATCTTCATTATCAAAATAATTATCAATTATACGAATATAATCATGATCAAGTTCATTTGCTAAAGATATAATTTTTAGATCTTTATTGTGATATCTATCTTTATTATATAAATAAACTAAATACTCTGCCTTTTTTCCAATTAATTTTTCTATTGTTTGTCTATCTGTTTCTGTTTTTAAAGAAACATTTTCGTTTCCATATATAGAATGGAATAAACCTGCATAACAAATATCTTCATTACAATCCCAACTTCTTAGTTTATTGTATACGTTAACTAAATGTTGAAATAAACTTTTATTGTAATGAAGGATAATATTTGTTTTTTTATTAATAAGGTAGTTAATACAGTTAATATATTTATTCATTTATTGTATCATTTTTATTATTTTTATATTACCAGCAATAGTAATATTATTAGAATTAGGTTTCACCCAATGTTGTAAATAAGATGGAAAAATTATTATATCTCCTTTTTTAAAATTTGTTTGATAATGCTGATTAAAAATTTGATTTGTCTGACTTTCTAATAAACTTTTAACAGGAGAATTAAAAATTGTATATGATTTATCTGTTTTATAATAAATTATGAATGAAAAATCAGCTGGATGAACATGACTACCTTGATAATCATTTTTACTATATTTGTTAATCCATATATCACTTATATTAAACACAAAATTTTTACAATAAGGTTTCATTAAATAACTTAATATTTCTGTTATTTGTATATTTAAATAGTTCATTGAATTTTTATCAAATAATGTATCACCATTTGCAGTTGTTTTAATTTTAGATTCAAAAGTTTTCTTAAATTTTTTACCAAGTATTTTAAAATTAGATAAATCTAAATGTTTATGAGCAATTAAATTAGGAAAAATGCTAACAACTTGTATTTTATTCATTATTTTTTATATATTTTATTTCCAATAATTAAAACATCTATGTTTGAATTGTAAAAAAATTCTTTAGCATCTTTAATTGTAGACATTATGGGTTTACCATTTATATTAAAACTCGTATTTAATAATAAAGGACATTTTGTAATTTTATAAAATTCTTTAATTAAGGTATAATATATTTGATTATTTTTATCAACACTTTGAAATCTACAAGTTCCATCAACATGAGTAATAGATTTTAAATTATCTTTTGTAGTTTTTCCTACATAAAGCATATACAAATTATCTACCTCTGTATTAAAATATTCTTTTACATATTCTTTTAATATAGAAGCACCGAAAGGTCTATATGCTTCTCTTTTTTTAATTTTATTTATTATATTTTTACCATCTTTAATTAAAGGATTTAATAATAATGATCTGTTTCCCAAAGCTCTTGGGCCTATCTCACCATTATTTTGATACCAAGCTACTATCTTATTATTTTTTAAATGTTTTGCTGTTTCTATAATTGTTTCTTTACTGGGATTATCTTTTGGAGATTCATCAGATTGAATATAAGGAAAATTATCTAATTTAAATTTAGGTAAATTATTCTTTATTCTTAAATATTCTAATGCGCCTAAAGATAAACCTTCGTCATTACAATGCGGCGGTATTATTAAATTTTTAAATTTATTTTTTAAAGCTGTATTCCATATTACATTTTGTGCAACACCACCAGAATAAGATATTTCAGCATCGTAATTTTTATTTGTAACTTCTTCAAAAAAATTAATTAAAATATCAGAAACTTTATTGTGTACAGTTCTTATCCAATCTAATTTTTTTAAATTAGCCAATAAATAATCGTTTTTATGTTTGATATAATTATCAAAATTAAATAATTCATTTATTGAATACATATTAAAATTAATTTTATCTAAAAATTTTTTATCTATTTTGCCATAAGATTGCAAACCCATTAATTTACCAGCTAAATCATATGACTTAGAAGTTATTCCTAAATTTTTTGCAGTTGTTCCCATTGATTGACCTAGAGAACCATTAAAATTTAGATAACCTCTTTTAATAATTTTATCATTTTTAATAACTGTCCAAGCATTATTTTCATCTCCAAATCCGTCTATTATAATTTCATATTCAGGTCTTTTATCTTGTAAAGGCCAACAACTTAAAGCATGGGCCAAGTGATGATTTAATCTGTAAACTTTTTTATTAAAAGGAAAATATTCATATTCAATCGCAGGATAAAATTCTTCATTATTTAAAGGTAAGTTGTGTCTCCATGGATCCAAAATTATAGCAATTTCATCTATTTCTTTTAAATTTACATTAAATATTTTTTTTAAATCTTTTTGCCACTCCCAAAGATTATCGTAAGCATAATGTTTAATGTTACATAGTCTTTCTAATTTTAAATAATGTACTTTTTTTCCATCAAAATAAGATATGTTACTATCATGTTCACATAGCCTTAAACCAATTAATTTTTTATTTAAAGACATTTTGTTTTATAAAAAAATTATTACAATAATTTTGCTTTTTCTTTTTGACTTTCATCTAATGTTTTATCATTACTTTCTAATTTCTTTAATGTAGTTTTATTTGGTTTCCATTCCTCTTTATTAACTACATCACCACCCCTATTAGGTTTTGTTTGAAATATAGTAGTATATTTACCATCATAAACTTTTAATTTTTCTTTCCACCAATTTGGATCTTTAACAGTATAGTGTGCATTTTTACCATTAGTTAAAATTTGTTTAGCGGGATAACAAGTAATCGTTAAAAATACTTTATTACCATAACTAAATATATCTTTTAGTACTTCTTCAACTTTATCTTCTTGAACATGTTCCATAACATCAATACATAAAATTAAATCATATTGACCAGTAGGTTTATTTGAAAATTGTGTAACTGCAGGGTCATATGGAGTTATATTTACACCCATTGGAGATCCTGGAACTTTTCTATTATTAAATAGAATAGAATGAAATTTTGCCTTACCACAACCATAATCTAAAATAGTTTTAACATTATTATCTTTTATAATTTCAAAAATTTGATGTTTATATTCTGCTAGTGCTTCACCAATCCAATTGTCTTGGTTTACAGCATGAAATTTAGTGGCTTCTGTTAATGATTCATACATAGTTTTTTTCTTTATATTCTTTGTAATGCTTATAACATAATTCAGTGAATTTAGTCAATTGCAGAACTTCTTTATAAGTATTGACTTTATAAGCATCAATACCATCATAACCCATTTCTTTTGCTACTTTAAATCTGTAATGGCCACAGTGTATTTCATCATCTTTAAATACAGCAGGAAATAACAATCCATCCTCTTTCATATACTTACGAACAGTCTCTAAATGCTCTTGATTCCATTCCATTTTATTTTGTAATGAGTCAAAATCTATGTATGATAGACGTTCGGGAAACCAAATTATTCTCGCTTTCATTATATTCATAAGTATTATATAGTAGGTTATATTCTACAAAACTAATCTTTCCTGACCAATGCAATATGGTTCTTTTTTAATCCAAGTAAAACCATTTTGTAATTTATCATTTTCCGTTTTTCTTATATTTATTTGAATGAATTTATAATTTATAAAATTTTTTGTGTTATAGGGAAAATTTATTGGAACAACACCTTTATTAAAATAATTAATAGTTTCTGTTACAAAGCTGAAACCAGGATAAAAATCACACAAACCATCTATAAATAAAGAAGAATAATTGTTTGAATTTACTAACCACCAATAAATTAAAGAAACTACATAATCAGGTGTCCTTAAAAAATCACTAGTTACAATATCTACATTTTTAAAATTTGTTAAATTGTTTAAATTAATATCTTCTTTTTTAAAATTTAAATAATTATGTAATTTCCATTTTTTCGTATATTTAACAATGTGATCTTCTAGTGATCCTTTACCTTTCCAAGCACTTGCATTATCTATTGTTGTAATACTTCCTCTTTTATTTTCAGACATAGCAAAAGCAATTAAAAACGCAGTTGCTCCATTTCCAGTACCCAGTTCTAAAACCTTTTTTGGTTTTTTCATTTTTATTAGAGAATAAAAAAATAAACATGAATTTTCGGTTACATAATCTAAACCCATATTATAGCATTCTTTAATTATGTCTGTTTTCATAACAATTTTAAAATTTTTGTGTCTTTTATTCTTTAATAAACTATTATATAAAGCATAATATGTTACAAAAATTAAATTTCAAGCCCGGTTTTAACAAGATGGTCACGGATTCCGGAGCCGAGTCTCAATGGGTTGATGGTGATTTTGTTAGATTTCGATATGGACTACCTGAAAAAATAGGGGGTTGGAATCAGCTTACTGTTGAATCTAAAACTTTACCCGGTGTAGCTAGAGCACAGCATGCATGGACTTCTTTAGCAGGTGAAAAGTATACTGCAATCGGTACCTCACAAGGTTTGTTTTTATATTATGGTGAAGATTTTTATGACATCACACCTTTAGATACAGCAATTACTGGAGCTGACTTTGATGCAACAACAGGCTCTGCAACAGTTACTGTAAACAAAACTTCACATGGATTACAAGATGGACGATATGTAACTTTTTCTAGTGTTACGGTTCCAACCGGATCAGGATACGCTACATCTGATTTTGAAGATAATACATTTGAAGTATTAAATTCAACTACAAATACTTTTGAAATTACTATGCCATCTAATTCAGCAGCTACAACTTCTGGAACAGGGTCAGCGGAAATTGATCCTTATGTAGTTGTTGGTCCAACATTTCAAACAGCAGGTTATGGATGGGGCACTGATACTTGGAGCACATCAACATGGGGCACGGAGCGTTCAACAAGTGACGTGATTCTGGATCCAGGCATCTGGAGTTTAGATAACTTTGGTCAAATATTAGTTGCAACAATTCACAATGGTAGAACATTTACTTGGAATGCAGGAGCATCAAATCCAAGAACAATTAGAGCAACGGTTATGACCGGTGCACCTACTGCATCAAGACTTACACAAGTATCCGATAGAGATAGACATGTATTTCATTTTGGAACAGAAACAACTATTGGTGATCCATCTACACAAGATCCAATGTTTATAAGATTTTCAAATCAAGAAGACTTTAATACGTATGCTCCAACTGCAACGAATACTGCAGGAACATTTAGAGTTGATAAAGGAAATGAAATTGTAGGAGCAGTATCCGGTAAAGATTATACTTTAGTATTAACAGACAGTTCTGCTTATGTAATTCAATTCGTTGGTCCACCATTTACATTTAGTGTTAAACAAGTTGGTACAAACTGCGGATTGATTGGCCAGCATGCAC